TGTACAAATAAACATGTTCTAGAAAAAGACATACAGCGTGGAATAATGGACTTGCTGTGTATATATGGGATTAATTTCTGGCGACAAAATCAGGGAAACATTTCTATTAATGATAAATTTGGTATGCCAACACGCCGTTTTATGGCTGCTCGTGATCAGCGAGGCAGGGCTGTTAAAGGTATTAGTGATATTATTGGTATTCTCAATGATGGAAAGTTTTTAGCTATAGAAGTTAAACGCCCAGGAAATAAACCCACTCCAGATCAAATTACTTTTATAGAAAATATTAATAAAAACAACGGCCTTGCTTTTGTCGCTTATTCTGTAGATGATGTTCAAAATATTCTGAGACGAGAAGGCTATGTAAAATAATATTTTTTTCAAGTTTTTGCTAACGCCGTTTTCGTTTAAATTTTATTCTGTTTACTTACGTCACCTTTCTTTTAATAGATGACTTTGTAACGTTCTACTGATATCTTTAATTTGCATTTTTATATCGTTAGACTTGATATCCGCGTTCTGCTTCCAAAGCTTATCAACTTCGCAATATGATTGAAAATCACGTTGTATATGTGATACGGTTTCCGATATCGCCTTTGTTTCTTGCCGTAAATTATTAACCTCTCCGGTCTCGGCGTACATCTTATCACTTTCTGTTTTTGAATAAGCGTATCCTTTTTTCATGAATGACCTAGAAATCCAGTAGATCAAATACCCAAAAGATCCTAAAAATAAGGATGGAACGGCCACTACACTATTATTTGAAATAATATTTAAAGGGTCCATTACAATACCTTTACATTTACCGAAGTCCCGTTAGTTTTGTCCCAACTGATAGAGATATCTTTAAAAAGCTTCCCATCTTTGTTTACAGTGTTTAAAAATTGATTACGTTTCGTTTTTGATACTTTGTTTTTTGTAGCATAAAATATTATATTTTTTATTGTTAATGCGAGATTATCCTCTTTGTCTTCGGTGTTCCATGCTGATTCATATGGAATATTTGTATTAAAGAGTTCATTTGCAATTTTATAAAGAGCTAGCTTTTTTATAATTGTAAAGATTGAGTTGCTAGCCCCATGCCAAATAACATTAAAATCCAGCCAATTTTTTACCCATTTACAAAACGCTTTTAAATAAATCATTTTTTATCTCCCTTTTTTTATTTACAGTGTTGAGTCTAGGCAATATATTAATATCACTGTCACAACAATTAAAAATGCCAAATAAAGATTTTTAAATACCATTTCATACATATCTATTCTCGATTGTTAACATAAATTCTTTCTCTGTTTTTGCTTTTAACACTTTCATTGCCTCTCTACTTTGCCAAACCCCGTTTTTCTTTGCATAGGTGCCCGCAGATCGCCCAACCAAAATACAGCCTTTACTATCTGCTATCGTATTACCTGCATGGATTAAAATATCTGTTCGTCCCGGAACATCTTCTAATCGCCAGGTTAAACCGAATTTACGCGATTGATATTGCCGTACCTTGTAAGTTCCTTCCGGTATGCAACTAATATTCGTTTTATTATCAAGCAAGGGCCTCTCCAAGGACCAAACTAATGGGGGGGCAGTTTGGTCCATTGAAGAGATAATAAAACCATATACACCGTCGTCTGTGCATCTGATTCTAATTAGTTTTAAATAACTATATTTTATCATTTCTTATCCTAAAACCCTCACTTGATGTGTACTATTATTATATCATGTTTAATGCTATAATCAAAGCTATATGAAATTTATTTTTACAATCTTTTTTTTTGTTTTTTGTTTTGTTTATCACCCCCACCCTTCTTACGATTATTCTAAGGATCCGCTATTAGATACATCTGTCCAACTTGGCTTCGGTATACGTAAATCTGAGTGGATTGTCTTTTTAAATAATTTTATTCGACTATCTCCAGATTTTTTTTTAATCATCGGTTCTGAATCCACAATTGATAAAAAAGATCCAACCGATATTGGGTTTATGCCACGCCAAATTAATTATAGCTTCGGTATTCAATACAAAAATATGGGGTTTATTCATGATTGTGCCCACGACATAGACCGCCATCGAGTACACCAAGAGAATAAAAATAGATTTTATATTGACCTTTAGGGTAAATAAGTAACATATACATACCCCCGATTTACTGAGTTATCGTTGAACATAGTAAATTGATTTGAGTTTGTGTTGTATTGCCAGTAGTCGCGCGTAGAACTAGAAATTGTGTTTGTATTCAAATTACAATCGACATCACCGATTCGTATACTTAAAGTAAAAGAGCCCGAGTTTTGAGTACCATAACGAACAATTTTTCCAATGACAGGGGGGTTGTCAGATTGAGATAATGAGTTTGTTCCGCCTGTTGCATAAATATGCAACATATTGCCTAAACCAAAAATAGATGTAACATTTGCGTAGTCTCCATTATCATCTAAAATAGATACTTTTATGTCGATTACTTTACTTGCCTCTATGTTTACCGTAATGTCTTGTTGTAAATCATTATCAAATGACCAGTTTCCAATATTTTGAATGTGATGTTTAATTGCAGTCCCGCCGCTAATTTCGACTCCTCCAGTAGCTACAACCTTACCGGCAATGTTTGCATCATTTGATAAGTGCAGGTCTTTCCATTTATTTGTGGATGTTCCTAGGTCATTCGAACCGTTATTGTAGTTTGACGTTGAACCATCAATAGGCTTTAAATGTCCGCGCCTTGCCCCGGATATTTTTTGCATATTTGTTGCAGTTAGGGTATCCCCTGATTCTAAGTCGCTATCTTCGATATAGTCTGGCATTTTATAATTCCTCCAATATTAATTTTGTTATACAAAAAGGCGGTCGGTATGAGCATTCTAAAACTACTAAATCTAGTTTCTCATTAATCCCAAACCCTTCTTCTCCGAGCGTGTCATCATTGAGTTCGAATTGCCCTACTCTTTTACTTGACTCTTTATAGTTATCTTTTCGCAAATCTAACGTTACTATCTGACCGGGCTCAAAAAAACATGGTATTGTTTCAAGTGTGAATCGTCGTTTCGGTGTTCCGTAATGAAACAATAGTTTTTCTGCTAAGTCGTTCGCCATTGCTGCGTTCAGCAGCATCGGTAAATTTACAGAATATGCTTTTTTTGTTGTAAGTGACGTATCAACATTTTCTTTTTTAATTACATTACTTTGATCGCCATAAGTGATTTTTACAGTTTGAATAATATATTTTGAGCCGTCATCTACTTCTACTTTTGATATATTCGTTTGATTAAAAGTAAATTTAGAAGTGTAGGTGGTACTGATAACAGTGTTTTCTGGCTCTGCATATTCCGACGATAATACCTCATCAGATAATTTTCCCTTTGCTCGAATACAAAAACCGCCTGTTTTTAACGTGTATGGGTATGCCCCATAAATTACACAAAGCATTTGTATTACATGAAATCCTGTCTTGTCTTCGATGGTAATATTTTTAACCTCTGTCAAACCTTTTACAGTGTATTCTGGAGGGTTTCCGCCCAAATCATCTGAAAACAATTGTTCAACTTTATTAATATAATTAGGGTTATCTGCTACTTGGGTGTCAAATAAATTTGAAAATTTACCTCCAGGTCTCTCATGCTCAAAAACTTGAAGTAATGCACGTTCAAGGGTTATAGGGTTATTATTGTACGAAATCGCTGATTCGTTTTTAGCTTGACCTAAACTAAGTCCGTCAAAATCCTGGTTTTTAAAAGCTAATATTTTGTTTTTTAAATTATATGTAGCTGTGTAATCATCCTGTTTTGGCAATTCATCACAAAAGAAATCGATTTGATCTACAAGATGCTCTTTAAAAGTAGTTGCTGATGCAGATTTTGAGGGCATCGAATAAATTTTAATAGTTAAAATAAAATAGACTTTATCTTGATGAGAAAAGATGGATTTTGGATGGCGAGGTCCACTATATTTTCTTGATCTGTTATATAATTTTATTTGTGTTTTCGGGTACGTAAATGTCCCATAATTTAGTAAATCGCCTCGTGTATGCTTAATCACTGGCCAAGAGATAACATCGTTAGTAATGTCTGTTTTGTTTGTGTCAGCTTTAAAAGTGCCATTTGTATCATACGTATAGATAAATGCCTTATATTTTAGTTTAATACATCTGTCGTTAATTCGTTCTGAAACTACTAACCTTCTATCTAGTTCGTTAGTCATAATTTTTTAACCTGCACATATAAATTTCCCTCTTATATATCGAGGGTTGCTTGAAAGGTTGCCCAAAAATGTTTCGCCGATTTGTGAGTTAGGATCCAGAAAGTAATATCCTGCTGTGCCCCAGACACCTAAATTATCTGTATCATATACAAAGTAAAAGTCTTCTTTCTCGCTATTCTCAAGCAGTTTTTTCCACTTTCCCTTGTTGCCGGACCCAAAATTCGCGTTTGACTCTTCTATAAAAAATTCAAATTGATAATCTCTTTTCTTGTTTACATTGATCTTTCGATAAGAACCATCTTGCATTTGAAAAACACTGGAAATTTCTTTATGTACTGGCGTTATTGTCTGTGCTCCGGGCGGCCCTACAAAATTTTCCTCGAAGTTTTGCCCGTCATGAATCGCAATATGCCCTATACGTAAAACATCGTCATCTGAATGGACGATCATATCATCAATTTCTATTTTTGATACACCATTTGAGCTAAAACCAGATGTTAACTCATATAAATGATTTGTTTCATTAACTCCTGCTATCATATCTTGGCCCGACGCCGTATAGTTAAAGGTATGAGCTAAGGAATTCGCGTTGTTTACCCATTTATATACACGTATTTCAAAACGAACCAGATTGTGTCCCATAAATGACAAATATAACTTTGGCCCTGCATTTTTCACTTGCAAAACCCCATCTCCTTCACCTATGGTTATCTTTGCGTCACTCGGACCTGATATCTCTGTTGCAGGGTACACCAATGCGTCTTCTACATCTCTTGTAAATACTCTCTTTAACACTTCGTCATCAGGATCTGTTACCCAATTCGTCACTGAAATTGTATTGTACAAGTTAGGGTCAATAACCTTTAAAATTAGATTAGCCACTAAATTCTACCTCCTTCGTATGCTGCGTAGGTTTGATCATGATAAACAATTAAATTTTCGCTGAGTTCTTGACCGTCTATATTTATTTGCGGTGGGTTGGCGCTTATCGCGCTCGCTACGGCTTGACCGAGTTTATTATAATCAATTGGTGTTTGTTCTCCTTGATTAATATTTTGCAAACTATTTGCAATTGATGAAGAGACCAGATTCGAAAATTTACCACTATTAAAAAAATCAGCTAAATTATTGACTGAATCTATAATATTTCCTTGCTGATTAGTATTTAATATTGCCTCACCAGAATTGACTCGTATAGGGACTTTGTCCCCGGTATAGGATGAACCGCCTACTATTCCCCCCGTCGCAAATTTTTGGACTTTTTCCGATTTTGCAAATCTCTCTGCTCCTGCATGCGTTGCTATTCCCCCTGTTTCAAAACTGTATCTTCCCGGCATTCCGGCTCTTTTCGGTGCGCCACCATAATCGGCACTAAACGATGTATTAGCGACTTTATTACCTAGATTAAGTACTTCCATAAGTTTTGATACTGCTTTAATTAACGCCCCTTCTATTAAGTCTTTTAATATTTTCTTTTTTAGACTTTCAAAAGACTCCTCCATGTTGAAATTACCTTCAACTATTCTGTCCGCGACTTCTTCTGTATAGGTTTTTGCAAGCTGATTGATGTTCGCAATCATACGCGTTGTATTTTTTTCTTGAAGTCTTAAAATTTGTCCCTCTATCTCCATTCGTTTCGTTGCTGTTAATTCAGTCGTTTCTAGAACCTCGTATAGGGCTTCTATTTGTCTTTGCGTTTTTTCCTCCTCAAACTCAAACAAACGCTCTTTATCTGATGTTGCTCGTTTAATTTTTTCATCTGCCTGCTTGTCACGCAGTTCCCCTACGCGGTTGTCTATTGCAATTAATTCGGCTGAAGTTTTAGAACTCGTTTCTTTCACGTGTTGCCAATAATTAATTTCTCTTTCTATGGCACGAGTGTTAGCCTCATCGCGTAACTGATCGAGTTCTGAGATACTTTGTTTTGCTTTGTCCACGTTCTGGGTGATATCTTCAATAGTTTCCGTTCTATTACTAATTCTATTTTCTGTGTTGTTCGTTGTATTATTATTTAAATTGTTATTTACATTATTGTCAGTATTATTACTTAAATTATTATTAGTATTATTATTAGTATTATTATTTACATTATTGTCAATGTTGTTGTCAGTGTTATTTTCAATGTTATTTTCAATGTTGTTTTTTTGAGTCGTGGTTATAATATCTTCAATATTCTCAGGTTTTCTTTTATTTCTACTACGTATTTCTTGAATGTCTTTTGCTAGTTTTTCTTCAATTTTTATATATTCTTCGGATAACGATAATTGTTCAACCTTTTCTTTTTCTATTAAATCTTTTCGTTTGTTAAATAAATTTAGTGCTCCTTTTTCGATCGCTGTGAACGCGTCTAACATACTGTCCGACATTTCAACGAATAATGCAGTATACGTTGATGGACGAAAAGGCGCAGTAATTAACTTTGTTACTGTGACCGACCACTTTTCGGCTATTGCCTGCGTGTGCGCAAAGAAAATTTCTATTTTTTCAGGTGTTATTGACCCTAGAGCATTATTAAAGGCAGTTATAATGTTTTTTGCCATTGGCAGTAAAGATTTTCCAATTTCAGAACTAACTTGAAAAATATTATCTTTTAAATTGCTAAACTGCCCATTTAATGTTGTGGATAGCCGACCCATCATACCGCCAAACATTCCTGTTTCAGAGGATAATCGTTTTAGAGCATCTTCCACATCTTTAAACCCAATTTGTCCTTTTGATGACATCTCTAGTACTTTAGCTGTTGATACATCGTACCCTTTTGCTAATTCATCGAGAATGGGAACACCGGCCTCCAGAAGCATATTAAGCTCTTCCATAGATGCTTTACCTTTTACCTGAATTTTTCCAAAGGCACGCACTATAGTAGGTAATTTTTCTGTTCCAACACCTGCTGCGATATCTCCAAGACTCGTTAAAGTAGGGATTATATTTTCAGTATCTACACCGAACGCCAATAGCTGTTTAGACGACTCTATTAATCCAGGTAATTCAAAAGGTGTGTTAGCTGCAAAATCTGTTACCTCCTTAAGAACTTTTTGGCCTTTTTGGGCTGATTTCGTCATCGTCTCAAATTGGATTTGATAATCTTCCATTTTCCCTGCAGCTTTTAAAAATGCAACGGACGTTGCCCCAACCGCAGCAGAAACTGCAAGTAACGGAATTTTTAAAGTAGATACTTTAGCTGCAAGCTTTACAATTTTTGAGCGCGTTTTATCAAGGGCTAGCCCTAATTTTGAAGCACTATTTTTTACACTTTTAATGCCTTGGCTTGCTTTGTCTTGTAATGCTATTAATATCGAAACTTTTTCTTGTGCCATTATTCTTTATTTAGCCTTGAAAAATGAAATATTATATTTATAAATGCACCAACTAAAAATACAGCAACGGCTATAATAGGCGTCATAACTCCCATTTCGAAGAGTAAATAACATGATGCGAAATAATAAAATAAAAATGTCATAACTTACTCCTAATTTATTACTAGGGAATCATAATTTTGCTGTATCACCGAATCCCCGTTATCATCTGCTAAAGCCTGAAAGGTATAAACTATTTCATTCCCGTTGTTATTTGTCAGAGAGAAACCATCCGTATCTGTCGAAGTTTTGGGTAATTGTATTGACCAAAGACGTTTTATCAGTGCATTATTTCCGTCTACACTATTTGTTTTTATTTTAACTGACGGGTTATTATTTGCTTTCACAGCAGTCAATATCGTATTATTAGTTGTCTTGTACTGCGTTACAGATAATATGGTTTTCATGTCTGCAACATCTTGGGTGACACCACTAACGACGCCCGCTGAATTATAGACTAATTTAATACCCGTTGTTTGTGTAATTGTGATTTCTTTATAGTCGTAGGCTGTTCCGTCTACCTCAAATATTAACTCCATACCCGGCACTATTGTCCTAAAATCGGCTGTAGAATTACCACTACCGTCTATAGGCTCGGTCCCTGAGTTTAAATTCGTTTCTTTACCGCCTATCCATTCAGTCGATACATTAATAATTGGAATTTCTGAACTTATCGTATACGTACGCGAGGTTAAAAATAAATCCTTTTGAAAAACGGTGTGATCATCATCACCCTTTTTATATTGTATATTTGCGGTCCAACCAAAATTGGGATTTTTATCAAAATTTTTATATGTCTTTGTTTTGATTGTTTGATTGTTTATCGTTGTATCGGCACCTGTCGTCCCAGTCATGTAATTTTGGTTAATTTGATTCTCAAGACCGTCTTCAAAGGAAAGGTAATAATTAAAAGTACCCGCGCACGTTTCGACACCTGAAAAGACACTTGACGGTGCCAGCTTTCCAAACCCACTAATATTAAAATCTCGTGCTTTGTTGTTTTTTACGTCATAGGATAGTGGATAATTTGAGAATTTTTCTATATTCGTTCCGTCCGTATTCGCCACAGTGTTGTGCGCTGTCTGCGGGCAATGACGCACATGAAAATCTTTTGCATCGTAAATACTCATCTATTTTCTCCTTATAATGCGTCGTCGACAGATTGATATAAAAAGCTCGTGGAACTTGTCCCATCAGTGTTGGCGACTGGGGTAACTGTAAAATCTACAGTTGGTACGCCATCCGACCCCATATTAACAGCACTCATTGCTGTGATATTACATCTTGAAAAGTGCCAATTATATTTTAAATTAGCATCTGAAAATCCTGATGTTTCTATTTTAAAATCTACGTTTTCACCATTTTTATAAATACTATGGAGTTGCCTTGTATATCGTGCAGCGGTGTCCCCATAATATGGAGTTGTGAATGTAAACTCACATAAGTTATCACTATGGTTTTGAGCTGTATTTGTTGGCGCTAATCCTGCCCCATAAAGTAAACTCGCTCCGGTCTTCATAGTAATTGTCATGTTTGTCCAATTTATAACTCCATCATCTACATTATTAGAATTTAATGTTAACGAAGTGTTTAATGATGAGGCTAACTCACCGTCACCAAGATTAACATTCCCAACCCCGCCTGCCTCATCAAGCGCAGTGTCCTCGCCTCCTATAAAACTATGAGTAACTGTAATTAATGGATTGTCCGTGTTAAATTGAATGGTTTTTTCAGTAAGAAATAAATCCTTTTGAAACATTGTATGTTCTTGATCCCCATCTATATATTGTACGTGTGCGCACAGACCATACGACGGTAAAGTAGCAGGGTCTTTATAGGTTCTACCAACAAAAATGTTTTGTGCATTTTCGGTTCCTGCTGCCGATTGTGTGTAGTATTTATCCATTAAATAATAGTCGAGATTGTCAGTTCTTCCGTTTGCTGTATTCATTATTAAATACGAAGTCATTGATCCAGCTGTCGTTTTTCGCCCTGCCAGTATTTCTTTTGCGTCACTTCCGAACCCTCTAACTTCGAATTCTCTGTTATAGCTCGTTTTCACTTCGTAGCTTAATGGCATATAATTGCTATATGCTGTGATTGGACCTACTTGGCGCTGATTAAAAGAGGTTTGTTGTTGAAAAGATATGGAAAATCTACTTGCGTCGTAAATCGTCATTTTACCAACCTCCGTCTGTTTCTAAGTCAACTAATACATAATTGCAAATATCGCCCGATGTAGGTTCTTCAATTTTACACAAAATAGTTTGCTCTGTAGGATTCTCTTCAGTTGTTCCATGGTCCTCAGAAATAAATCTTACTCTATTATATATATATTGTTGTTTTAGCTGGACGCCGCCAACAGAAACATCATGTTTTAACCAAATTCTTAACGAACCAACCTCGTTGTTTTTTACAAAGTTCCATAATGTTACGTCTGTTGTCATGTCAATTGTAAATGAAAACTCGATGCCGGCGTTATCAAGATTCTGAATAACGGTGTTATCAGCAAATTGAGTTCCCGGTTTTTCTGCATATTCGAAACCTGTATTTTCTGTTAATGTCCATGCCTTTATTTGTGATCGTGTGTGACCTGCTGACCAAGACGTTTCGTTTTCATTCGGTGATATATCGATCTGCGCATCAAAGCCATTAAAAGGAGCATAGCCTTTATCCGCGACTTTACTTGATTGGGCATTTGTGCTCACAGACGATTCGTTATTGCAAATAAAATTTACTGTTTCTTTTATTATCGGTGACCCGGCCTCTTTCTGTATAGTTCGACTAGTAATAACCATATCCTCATGATTATATGTTATTCGATTGGTCCCGGCGTCTTTCATTTCTACTCTTATGTTATTATCGGATATTAGTCCCTCTCTAAAATAACCATCAAATTCTTGCGTGTAACTATTGACGTTGTTTGAAGTGTTAGTTGAGTGAGTATGGTTCCCCGCACTAAACATTAACCGTAAAATAGCTGAGGTAAATGTAGGATGAGAGATATAACTCAATGATCCCGTTACTAAAGTTTTTCCTGTTTGAGTGGACAAATTAAGCGCGTTTCCTAGCACTCTAACTGGGAAGTTGCGTCCCTCGTCAACTGTTGCATTGTATTCTTGAGGAAACTCCGGCCTCCATTTACCGCCAAGATCCACATAATGATTTCTGGATTGTAAAAGTCCCATTTATTTTTCTCCTTTTTTTGTTTTTACTGTCTTTTTTTTTGGTTTTTCTTGTTCTTGATCTTGTTCTTCCTCTTTCTCTTCCTCTTTCTCTTCCTCTTGTTCTTCCTCTTCTTGTTCTACTAAAATAAATTCTTTTGTTTGTAACAACATGTGCGCTGTTTCTAAATGTGAAATTTCAAAAGCCTTATCTGTCATTATTTCGTATGTTATTTCTTGGCTATCGTTATAACCAACTTTTAAAACTCTATTTCCATCGATATCAAACGCATTTTTCAATTTTTCAGAAGCTACAATATTTCCTTTCCCCTTAACACTTATTAATTTCATTTTTTATCTCCCTTTATAAATTTGACGAACGCATTGCAGTAATATTAAATTGCGGGACCTCAACCGAATATAAAAATTCGCTTATAAACATTGCTCCCTCTTGTTCGTTTATATGTGAAATTTCTTCAATTGTTGGCGCATATAACTTGCCATTTTCATAATCTAACATGAGAACATCGTGTATTTGCTCGACGACGCTCAAATGCATACCATAACTTTCACTATCTAAATTACCGTAAACTTTTGGATCATAGAGACGTATTATCATTGAAACCTTAGTTCTAAAATTTTTTCCGTTACTTTTGTGACCATTATTCAATTCAGCTTTAAAATTAACAGCGGTATGTATAAAAGAATTTTCTAGACCAGAAATATCTTTTCTTAAAGGGCCCTCATATACACGGCTTTCGTCTATAAAGGGGATTATTTGACCTGCACCACAGTTATCCTTGATTTTGCCCGTAACTGCTTCTAATGTTTGTTTAAGTATACCCATTAAAACGCCTTTTTTATTGCAGCTAATACACCTTTTGTAAGATGTCTGGAAATTTTTGGTTTATACACATTTTTTATTAGAAATTTACCTGCTCTGGCTTTTTGATTTACTTTTTTAGAAAGGAATATTCCTTGCTGTTTCATCACGGAATAACGTTCTTTGTTTGTTCTGGTTTCCTTCAACTTATTAAAAAACGCTCTTTTCGCTGCCTGTTTAATAGAGCCTGACTTTGTTCGTTTATTTGGTTTAGTTGTAAATAGTAGAAATTTCCCTCTTTTCGGGGTAATAACCTTGGCTTTAGCCCCAAACTCAAGCGATGCAATATAATTTAAATCGTTTTTTATTTCATAAGAAAGATCTGATTTTTTTTGAATTGTAAAAGCTTTTCGCGCCATACCTGACTGTTTTGGATAGGTACGCTTAATATCTGATATTCCCATTAAAGATGTTTTTTTTATTTCTCTCACTAAGCCTTTTCTATTTTTTGTTAAAGCTTTATCCAAGTAAATCTCTAAACTTTTGTTCATTTTCACTGTTGCCGTGCTCATGTATTTAACCTCATGTTTGCACTGATGAATTTCGTAACTGTTACTGGTATTTCGTTCTCCATGATTTGACTTTCGATTCCTTCTGATGACATTGTGCTGGAAACATTCTTCTTTAAAAAGTATCGTGCAAGGTCTATTGTCGTCTGTATTAAATCATCTGGATATGTTTGATAACCAAACGTTAATGAAATTTTTAAACCTTCACTTCCATCTTCGTTACGCCTTTTTTGTGTCCACAATCCATTTTTGATTAAACAACCGCCATCATTTGATGTTGCTCCGCCTTCATCGACCCAAAAATCTACATTTTTTGTTAATGTTACATCATCTTCCTTGACTAATGTGCATGCGGTTATTTGAGAAGGAAATAATATAGTATCGTCGCAACACATTAAGTTATATATACTGTTGTGAATATCAAAAATATAATTGTCTAGGATAACTTGATACCAGAAACGACCGGTTTTTAACTCTATATATTTTGATGCAGACTTCAACACCTGGTTGTAGCGTGTATCGTCATTTGTTGCAGCTTGATTCAGTACATTTCTTAGTTGTGCCGCGGTAGCATATTGTACATTTTGTAATGTCATTAGTTTATAGACCTTTGCGCAAAGTTAAAAATTGCTTTGCCTATTTCATCACTTTTTTTCAATGAATCGAGTGTAATTAAATAGGGTTTAACTTCATTTTTATTATTATCTCTATATTCAAAATCTAGAGTAAGAATTTCTAACATTACTCGACCTCTTTTTTCTTTGTTTTTTTTACAGGCTTTTTTTTATTTGGTTTTTTTTCTGTTTCTTTGTCAGATATTGCGCCAAGCTCTTTAAGACTAAATACATCGATGTCATTTATGTAAATACTATTCAATTCTTCTTGTGACCTCACGGATCTGTTGCCAATATTAAACTTCTTTATAAATTTGTATTTCATAATAACGTCTCCTTTATACCCCCCCCTTTTAAGGCGGGGGGGCGTTACCTAGCTTTTTTAGATTACAGCTGTTAACTTAGCCCATGCGCTTGCATTAGGTAATGCAAACCCATAGCGGTATGTAGCTCTAAATAAAGTGCTGTCGCTTACAAATCCGGCCTCGTTTGATACATCAATTCGTAAACCACCTCGTTCAGCTAGAACGATTTCTGTTGGATTTCCAAAAAGGATATAACTTTTATCAGCATCTCCATCACCAGTGTCGATATCTGAAGGTATCGCGTCATTGATCTCTACTCGAAAACCACCTAATGTTGCCTCTCTTAAGTTACCCATCATACGAATTCCGAAATGTGCATCGTTATTATTCCCTGATAGGGCAGCTAACTTTGTATATGAAGCTGTGTTCATAACAAAAATATTATTAGGATTAGAGAAACCTTCCCCACATTGTGCAACTAGGTTCATGATATCGCTAAGAGCTAAAGCTGCGCCTGCTTGTGCTACCGCACCAATTCCAGTTGTAGTGAAAATTGGAGTGCTTCCAGCAGCGTTAGCTAATGCATTTCCGCCTAAGTCTGTTTTTAGTCTAGATGTTAAAGCGTCGCCGTATCTCTGAGCCATAATATCTGTTACATCTGCGTGTGAGTCCTCGAGTAATTCGTTTGCAACTTTTGTGTAGGCACCGCATTTTTCTACAGATAAAACAGGTCCTGCAAGTGTAGGATCTACACTGTCCAAATCTGCCCCTTGAGCTTTGTATGTGAATGCAACGTTACCACTAGAAATTAAATTTATTGTGTCAGACCCAGTCGTAATCTTGTTAGCGCCTGCGTACATTAATGATTGCAATTCCGGAACTGCAAATACCTGTGAGTGAAATTCTTCTGGAACGAGAAATCTGCCTGTGTTATTGCCCGCATCCGCATTTAAAGCTTTTGATTGAAAACTTTTTGAGATTGCCTCAGCTTCAGTGTATTCGCTTAACTTTAAATGGCGTAACATTTTGTTAAATTGAGGTCTCCACGTATTATCCTTCGTAACAATCGCACTGCCTTGTCGTGAAGTAATTATTTCTTTTCTAAGTTTTTTGATTTCTTTATCAACGATATCTTTTGATAATTCAGTTGCACGTTCCTCAATTTTCGCCTTAGTTTCAGCTTCTTTCGCCTCAGTTTCTAGGGCTTTTGTTGCTGCTGCCATTTCTTTTTCAGCGATTATTTTCTTATACGCCGCTTGAATTTCATCAGCTTTTAGTTCTGGCTGATCTGACTTAATTTGATCTAAAATATTTTGATCTATCATTTTTTTTCTCCTATTTATTTATTTTTTCTAATATCATTCGTGCAGATATTTCAATTTTTGCTTTTTCGAACTCAGATAATCCAATCATAGGTTTCGATTTTTCATCTACTTGCAATTGTTTCTCTGTTTCTTTTTGCTTAACATCTTCCGCTACAAATGATTTAGTTTCGTTTTCATCGACGCTAGTGATTAACGCGTCTTTATTCATGGGAACAGCTACGATTGACGTCTCAAATAGTTTTCCTTTAATTATCTGTTTTGTGTTTTTTGGGCCGTCTTCATATACCCAGATACCGCCAATTGAGACGGTATTAATAGCTCCGTTCTTCACCATTTCATAAACATGCTCTGTTTCAGGTGTTTTATATAGCTTTCCTGTGGCCAACCAACCTTTGTCGTCTTTTTTAAACTTATACCAATGCCCTACTACAGAAGAGACTGACTGGTCATGATCTTTCAACATAATCATGCCCTTTCTTCCCCTCATATCCTTGTCAAAAGCAGTAGGTGCTATAAAATCCCCGCCACGATCAGGGTTTTTAGCATTTCCAAACGTCATAATATAAGCTTTTATAGTTAGATATTTAGCATCATCTTCAGCATTTTCTTTTACGTTAATCTCAAAACCTTTTTCATGCTCGATATAGGTATGAAATGCTTTTACATCATCTTTGTTTAGTTGATGCTCTTTTACATAGTCATACACTTTTCTTTCAAGTCGTTCATTTATATTCATCTTATGCGTCACTCCTTTTTTCAACCGGTACAATCGCGCCTGTGTGATTAGGTTTGAAATTCCATTGTGAACCAACCCTTTTTTTCCCGGACTCTCCTTGCGCCGCGCATTCCCATTTGGAAAGGTCAGGCTCCGTGCAACCAACAACCATTTCGTATTCGAAGCCTGCCTCTTTATAACCTTGTTGAACACCCGCGTCGTATCCGCGCCCCATCTCTGTTCTTGCAATTCGCGTTGCCTTCCATCTTGAATCTGGGTCAAGAAATTCTTGCTTAAACGTGTCCTCTATTTTTACCGTTGTTTCGGATATGCTTAACCCTTCATCTAAAGCTGTTTTTATTATTGCCTTTAACTCATCCCGTCTTGTATTTAACGTTTCTTGTGCATATTTAATTTTTAACGCTTCAATTGCCAGTCTAAATTCTGGATTTTTAAACGGTTGTGCAATATCGGTTGAATCTGGAGTTTTTCCGTATACTTTTTGTGTAATCGCCAAGGCTGAAACAGCAATTGACACAAATGCCGGTTCTATTTGCTTTTGAGCTTCATTGACCTCAGCATCAAAATCGAACATGTCATTTATATCTAATTCTTTTGTATTTGGTATTTTCATTGCTTTTTCAAGTCCATTGATTACTCTCTCTTTTAAACCCTTGTAATAAGACGTAATACTTTTTTCAAACCGTGAAATATGTTTCTTTTCTGACAGCGTCTCTCTTTTTAATTTTAAAAGACGTTGATGCCCTACACTCAAAGACTTGCTATGAGTGCACCCCCCTTCATGGGCATGCAACGCCTTCCCGTCTTCTACCTGTGTATTGACGGGCGTATTTATTATTGATTCAGCCGTGGTCAAAGAAAACGGCAATGTATAGGTATCATTTAAAGGGTTTTCGGTATTTTCTCTATAGCCTAATTCTTCTCTAGCTTCATGGCGATTCATTGCGCCTATATCTACCAACGATTTAACTTCGTTTAATTTCCGTTCTGGAGTTTTATAATTATTATAACGAAACTTGAACCTTATATCTGTCTTACGTAGTCTCGTATCTAGGTTAGAGACTTTTTTAATTATTTCTGTGATTATGTCGGCTACAATATCCCCGTACCCCGGTATCGTGTTTTCATGATAAAGCGATGACTGCTCAGTTAGACTTGATGCAAATTGACCGCTGGCATCATAAAAAATTGGGGGAACTCCAAAAGCAGAATAAATATTTTCACGAACGTTTTTTAATTGTTCAAGATATTGAATTTCATGATTACTGGTCTTAAGCTCCTTTACCTGGTCGATACCTTTCATAATTAAAGGCTTGCCATTGTTTCTCTTACCAGAATATTGTTTCTTCAATGCTTTTATTGCAAAGTTGAACTCTTTATCTGAGATGTGTTCGTTTTTCATACTCATAAATATATTTGAAACAATACCGTTATCGGACCAAGCTCTTGCAATTTGAACTAGTTTGCGCGCATTCTCAAAAACTTGTTTATTCTGAGCAATTACACCGCTGTAACTTACGGCATGTATTAGCGATTGCATACCACCAATAACGTACAGATCTTTTAGGTCTTGCTTCGATATTACCTTAGATTTATCACCATAATTAATTTTAAGAGAGTCAATATGCGAAAAATTATACTCACCCGCATCGTCAATTGTTCTACTATTTTCACCTTTTAGTGTTACGGTAGATGGGTTGAGAACGTTAATGTTTAATTCATTTGAATTATCAAGATACATTAACTCTATAACGCACTTATCTAACAAGGTGTTTGAAGTTAAAATGCCAATTAAATTTTTTAATGAACCGGCATTTGTGTTATTTAAAATACTATCTATTTCATTAGTAGTATTACTGTTAAGCTCATTTCCTTGACTATCTGTATAAAAATAATCAAGTTTAGAAACGTCTTTTACTATTGTTTGAATGGCGTGGCCAGTAAAAGGGGTTTGGTACATCGCTTTCATAAAGTCTTTTGATTCTGTGTACTCTTCATTAGAGCTAGCATCATTACCTTTAAGGAAATCGAGATTATTTAAAGCTTTTCTTTGTTCAAAAACATTTCTATTTAAGTATCTTTTAATTCTTTTTATCATTCGTTGAAATATCCTTTTGGCTGTGACGTGACGGCCCATTTCTTAGAGAGATATTTATGCATTGCAACTTTTTGTTGATGGGAATGATACGTATCAAAAATCAACAATTGAAAAAAACAAAAATCTTCATGCATATTGTCTGTGCCATCTTGTAACGACATAATCGACAACGTTGTTAAATCTTCTAGGTCTAAAATTACAGATAGATCCTCTGTGTTTCGATGCCGTCCATTTAAATAAACGGTTTGTATTCGGCCGTCTGCGTGGGCATCTGTGCGCAATGAACTAGAAAAAATCATCGGTTCGCCTTCTATATTATGAGGAGAAAAATTTCCTTCATATTGGTTCCCTTTAACCTTAATTTTTCTAGTGACTCCATCTGATTTGGTGGTTAATTGAGAACGTGTAAAGTTTTCAGGGTCAAATTCGTTTAATATTTGTACTGACGAATCAGCGTTTGCAAGTTCGACTAATATCCCGTCAGCATTATCCCAGCCGGGGCTATTGTCATCAGCCCCTTTATTCACAGGTCGAAAAACATTATAAATAGTAAGCTCTGGCTTCGTTAATGAAGGGTTTATAGTTAATTTAAGAGGAGTGTAATCAACACCTACATCTTTAGATATTGCGAATTTTCCTGTTTGCGAATCAACCCTACACCCTGCAAGGTCAGTTACCGAATTTGATACCAACGCTGCGCCACTCTTTCTACACTTGAGCTGGCTTATCTTTCCATTATTTACACTTATATTTTCAGGTACACTAGTATCAAAATCGTATACTAGCCCCGGCAAACAGTTAGTATCGTATATCATTACTCAGAAAATATTTTTATTTTAAATGTTTCGGCACTTACTGGCGTAAAATCTGTCTGCGCTACTAAAATAACCCCTAAATCGTCAGAATTATTAGAGTCAATATCAATATCCATGTTTTCAGTAAAATGAATTATCGAATCACCACCTGTAAAAGTTGAGATAGGATCTATTACTGCAACGACGCTTTTATTTTCTGCATCTGATAAGCTTAATGCTGTGTTGTCTTCCGATGTGTAAGTGCCATTTAAAAGCACAAGTTTAAATCTTGGGTCATTAGTTTCTTTTTTATCTCTAAATATCTGGACTTTTTTAATTTTTAATGTGCTAGATCGCCCACTAAAAAATTTAGACACCTTTAGTTCTTCCCCCGGATCTGCACTGCCCGATATTACATCATTTGCAGCGTAAGCATTCGTGTCTGCTACCCTAGTAATTGAAAGTGAATGTATCATTTATAATTTTCCTCCTGTTTTTAAAGCAAAAAAAAAGCGTCGTTCAAGGTTTCTTATTCCTTGAGCGACGCTTTTGATTGCGGTAGCTGATATTTAAATTTATTAATTTACTAACGGCACGTTTGATTGTGAATAATTAGTAAACTTTGTTTATTTTATGTCGTACATTCCTAGAAGTGGCTCTAGCCTTACGACACTTCCTCTGTGATAGTGAATATTAATTTTTCCTGACTCTACTATTCCAAATTTTTTAAATAAGGTAACTAATAGATCTTTTTCACTATGACTTAACGTAATACTTTTCAAATCTACCCCTTTTGAAAATTTATTATACTCTTTACTAATTCTACCCTTATTATACCACATTTAAACGGGAAAGCGAAATTATAATGCCTCTATTCTTAAGTACTCATTTCTTAATCGCGTACTATAACGTCCTGTTTTTAAAATTGTAAAACAACAGTAACGTAAAGCATCTACTGCATGATCATTTTCCTTAACAATCTCTTCTGTCCTTCTAGTGTCATAACGCATTAACTGGATTTCATTGATTAAATTGGGGCAATACTGTTTATTTATTCGTAACCTAACATCTTTATCAACAGGCGTGAATAATGTCATTAGCCAATCAAAGCCGGGACGTCTTGCATTCATACCCTTTTCCGCTCTTATTCCGGCCCTCCGTACTGACTCTATATACTCTGGTTCTGCTGGATCACAAAACACCGTAGTAACAGCATTGTCATACTGCCCTGTTCGTATAACTGATTCGTTATATCCTTTTACTTTTATCCCCAAGCTTTCAGTGAATTCTAAAAACCCTTTACCTTTGTCTTTATGATTGAATAAACTGTGTAATCGGCTTATCCATGTATCATCGCCTTCATTTTGAGGTACGATTCTAACACCAGTTTCATATAATTCGAAAAGCACATCTAACTTATCGTCTTCCTCACCTGTTTGTCGGTGACCTACTACTATTATAGTGCCAGGATTATCTCCAAAGCCAAAGTCCATTCCCGCATAAATATGTTCGTAATCATTTAGATCTATATCCCAATTAACAAACGTTTTGTCTTCCTCAATCATATCAAACACTTGCCCTTCCATCTGTGTTAAAGAAGCATTGTAACGCCTATTAAACACTTTTGCAGGTAAAGAGTCCTTGAGTTGCTGTATTTTTTCTTTGGACCAATACGGATTATCCTCACTGCACCAAGTATGAAACCCATAACGTTGATCTTTCATTAACGCTGGTTTGATAATCGTGTCTTTAATCCATCCTAGTTGGTCGGGCTTTACTGATCCCGTACATATAACACGGCCGTTTGTGATAGCTGTTCTCGAATGCACTTGATCATAAAAGTTTTTTGGACATTGGAAAACTTCGTCTAACCACGCAATAAATACCGTATCTAAACCCTCAATTTTCGCCTCGGTCTGTTCATACGATGACATTATTATTTGAACTTTAACATCTGGATGTGACGACTGCATTATTATAGTTTTATCTGAAATGTTTTTATCTATTAATAAGGAAAATCCGGCATATAAAGACAGTTCTTCAATTGTATTTTTGACCATGGGCCAAGCTACAAGCTTCAACTGTTTTTGGGTTGGCTCAACAATTAAAATTTTATAGTTTTTTTTCTCTTTTAAAAATGTTTCATTGTAACCGTCTAGCATAAAGGCTGATAGTAATACCTTGTAACATGCCGCTATTGTTTTTCCTGATTGCTCACCAGCAGCAGCTAGTACAGTCTTTGAGCTATCTTGTACAAAATCAGCCTGTTTAGCGTTTGCCGTTAGATTGATCATTATTTTTTTACTTAATTTATTATAAAACCAACAATATATATTCCAATAATAACTTGAAATAATATTAATGATATTTTTAGTATTTTAGATTTTTTACTATTCAACTCTTTGTTTCTTTCAAAACGTGTTTCATACCTATATCTTGATCGTTGAATTATTTCCTCTATTGTTTTTTCATCATCAAATTCACTTAGTGGGAGTCCTGCCCCTTTATAAGGTAGAGGATATAGACCCGTCATCAAATACATAGATAAAGCAAATAAGAATATACTTATAAAATGAGATGTTAATAAACATGCTAATAAAAGAATAAGTATTAATAGGTTATATATTTTTTTATCTAGTTCTTTAGAGAAATCAAGTATAAAGAATATTCTTTTTTCTCCTTGTCGCAACAATTCATGTAATTTTTTTGTCATATATAGCTCCTAGTTTTTATTATTAAACTTAAATGGATTGCTGATCCCTAAGGCTTTCTGTAACGGCTCTAACTCATCAGTAACACTCTTTAATTGCTGTGCTTTTTGTATACTAAGATCAATTTCGCTCTTATGCTTCCACCTATCTTTTGCCCTATTCGTTAGAAAAAAAATAATTGCAGTTGTATTTCCTGTTATTGCTTGCTTGTACAAGCTGTCTTCAACATCAAAAACTCTACTATCCAGCTCTTGATAGAATGAATCCTTAAATTCTTTGTTACTACTTAAATGTTTATAGAATGTACTTCGACCTATTCCGACTTTTTCACATGACTTTTTAACCGTGAAGCCCTGAGTAATATAAAGCTTAACCTCTTCCAGTTTTCTGTTATTATTCTTTAACGTTTCCACTGGAATACCTTTTTAGCTTGTCCTTCACAAGCTTTAAGTACTTAGGTGATTTATATATTAAGTTTTGCGTCTGCCTATGATCTAGTTTATAAGCATTACACAAATCGGGTAACGAGATATTTAAATTAATATGAGCATGCGCAACATCATCAACTCTTTCAAGTAATGTTTTTTTTGATAGAATTTGTTTTACTTTAGGCGATAATTTCATTGATTTTTCTTGTCTCTTTTTTTTTATAGTGTCTCGTCTGTCTCTTTAATTATATCACAGTAAGTGAGATTAATGGCATTTATAGCCTAAATCCATTAACTGCCTTATACCTGTTTTTCTTTCTTTTTCAGTATCAAATATAACTGATACTTTAAACGTTTTTGTTTTCTTTTCTTCTTCTTCTTCTTTCTCTTCGATTAGATCATTAAAATTATGTACCCCTAAATCTTGCGCAGAGAATCCCCATCCTTTTAGATCATCCAATTGAAACTCGTTAGACAAAATATCAAAATCCCATTCCCCTGAGTTTTTGTTTAATCGTATATTTAACTCTTTCTCATCTTTATCGCTTAACTCTATGTAATAAACTGGTATAGAACTGTTTCCCAGTAATGACCATATCTTAGCCCTTTGATGACCACCGACTATGTTATTATTATTTTTATTTACTATAATAGGTTCTACCATACCGTACTTTAAAAGACTTTTCCTTAAATCCTCATACTGTTTTTTAGTTAACCTTCTAGGGTTGTATTTAGCTTCGTTTAACTCTGATAATTTTACATTTTCTATTTTCATAATATCAATCCTCTACCGGTAATTTATCTTTATTTTTTAACCAGTAGTTGTAACAATCTGAGGATAGCGTAGCAACTCCTTTATATATTTTCACCAGCCCTTTCTCTTGTAAAGAAAACAATGATGGATTAACTAAAGTTAATGCTTGGGCTTCTTTTTTGATATAACAGTGTATAAGTCTTTTTTCTTCTAGATTAAGCTCTTTTATAGTATTTTTACGTGTCATATTATCTTTTTTTCCCCGTTGACTATCTCCATAACAAACACCTCGTTTACCATGTATAAATAACCCTTGTCCTTATCCATTATAGTAAACTCTATAGGACATGTTTCAGTAGGGCAATACGTAGGAAGATTTGTTATTTCTATGTAGGTGTTAGCTTCTACAGACGTTGTTAATAGAAAGTCTTTTAATAATGTTTCAGCATATAGAATTTTAGATATTGTTTTTAGTTTGTAGTTTATTGATACATCTTCAGTGTAGATGTCATTTAATATCTCTTGATACATAGGGCGTCTTTGTTTAATCTCTGGCATTTCTGATCCAGTTAAGCCTAAATTTAGATATTCTCTAAGCATAAAAAACCTCCCTTTTTGTCTCTATTATAGTACCATATTTTTTGTCTTTTTTCAATTGAAAACTTTCACTTTATGTGTATTTGCATTATAATAAAAGTATGAAGCAGAGGTATATAAAAAAAGAATTTTTAAAATCCATTAACGCTGTTTTGCAACAATACCCAGAAAGCACGAACGCGGACATCGCACGTCACTTAAATATGTGTAGAAGTGCGTTTCAAAAACGTCTTTGCTATCATAATATAAAATGGAAAATAAAACGACGTGCTTACTAAGTATTTAGTGTGATTTTATATTTTATTTCTTTTCTTATTGTACAGTTTCTTTTTAACCATTGCGTCAAAGATTGGTGGTTTTTACAACCTATTTTTTTAGCAATTGCTCTATATGAATAACCACTATTTAATAAATTTTCAATTTTTTCTATATCATATATCAATATTTCTCGTCCCACTTTAAAAACTCCTTGTCAATTCTTTTAAAAGATTTTTACAAGTATTTCTTTTGGCACAAATTTCAGAATACGTTTATACTCTTCAATGGCATGTGCTTCGTATTCGTATTCAAATTCAACCCTTTCAATCACAGATAAACACATTTCTAGATTTTTATGTTCTTCAGGTACAAATTCGAGGTTATGATAATTGGCATTAACAGCGACCCAACACATTTCCTTAGTTTTATGTTCTTCAGGTACATATCTAAGATTAGGATTATGGTTTTCTTTAACCGAAAATAAACAAATGTCCTTAGTTTTATACTCTTCAGGTACAAATTCGAGGGAGGATTCACAATCTTCGACCGCGTCCCGACACATATCTAGATTTTTATGTTCTTCAAGTACATACCGTAGGTTTTTTCCATATTTTTTGACAGCAGCAACACACATTTCCTTAGTTTTATGTTCTTCAGGTACATACTCAAGGGCGCGTCCCCATGTTTCGACTGCGACCCTACACACCTCTGGAGTTTTATGTTTTTCCAACAAGTATCTAAAAACAAAGTCATATTTTTTAACCACAATTAAACATATTTCTTCAGTTTTATATTCTTCAGGCAGATCGTACTTAAATTTATCCCAAACTTCATCAGAAGTAGCATTTTTAAAAGTTATCAACCAATCTTCATATGTGTTATTCTCTTTTAACCAATCTTTATATTTTTTCTTATTTATCCCTTCTTTATTCATTGTTTAATACCTTTGTTTGTTATTTATTATTATTTCGAGTCCCGCTTTAAAAACTCCTTGTCAATTCTTTTGCTTTCTCTTATTTCACGCCGTTTTAAAATGATGAATAGTAGCAACATAAATATAGAAAAAATAAAATAACCAAAATAAATATATAGAGCTGTTTTAACAGAAATAAGATTAATTTCTGTTAATATAAAAAGTATTATTATAGTACAAGTATGTTTCTTCATTGTTTAATTCCTTTGTTTGTTTGTTATGTATTAATAATAAAACCATGTATTGCCACTGTCAACATTTAATTATATAAGTAAACTTTTTTATAATCTCTTTCGATATAATAAATATATTTTTTTTGTTGCGTATTAACTCAAGTTTGGGGAGCCAAACATTACTTAACGCGGAACACTTAAGCGTAATCTCTGTTTTATTCTCACCAATTTCAATTTTATCTACAAATTTATCAATTTCTTTCTTTGTAATATTTTCACAATAGTCTTTTAATAATTTATCAACGACTGTTATAGATTCATTCAATTCTTTAATTGTAAATGCACTTTTAAACTTTGTAATTTGATTTAATCTTTGCTCATAAATTTCTTTATCGTTTCTTATTTCTATTAATTTATCATCAAGCTCATCCGTGCCGATACGAGCAATTGCCGAAATAATGTTAGATATTTGTTTTTCAGCAGTTTTTATTTTTTTTATTAATATCGACTTTTCATTGCTATTTTCTTTATTATATTGTTTTGCCTCTCTATATAAAGTTGTAGCTATACTTGTTACCATTGTTTTTTTGCATACCAGCCCTTTTATTTTTTTTTGGACTTTGTTTTCGATTTCGCTTTTATTTACTGGCGCCTGATTACACATTTTCTTTCTTGCTTTTATGCATTGGTAATATTGATATAACTTACCCCTTGTCTTGCTGCTTATCCCTGTAACTTTAGACCCACAACTACAGCTTATTAATCCTGATAAAATATAATTATTATTTCGTACCCTGTTTTTATTCCCTACCCTGCTTTTTAATAAGGTTTGAGCTTTATCAAAAATTTCTTTTTCTATTATAGGTTTATGAGTATTTTCATATAGTTGATTAGAAAAGTATATATGCCCTAAATAGGTACTATTTGAGATAATTGTGCGAATAGACATAGTTGTAAACATAGAGCCTCTTTTTGTTTTGTACCCCTTATTATTGAGTTCCTGCGCAATTAATGCCAACCCTTTACCTTTGTTTACATAAGTATCAAATATCGAGATAATGATTAAGCTCTCTTCAAGGCATGGTTCCAACTTCTTTGTTTCTTTTCCTCTGATATACCCTAACGGAGCCATGCCGTTTTGCCAAACCCCCGATTTGATTGATTGTAACATCCCCGCCCGGGCTCTAATTCCGATACGTTTACTCTCGCTTTCTGCAAGGCCATTATAAACAGCCTCCATCAGGATTGATTCAGGTCCTGTACCTATAGATTCGGTTACACTTTTAATTTCACATTTATATTTGTTAAACTCGGCCTTTAACATGTAATAGTTAGAAATATTTCGGCCAAATCTGTCCAATTTCCAGACAATACAATAGTCTATATTTTTATATTTTTTTATATATGAGTACATTTCTTGAAACGCTTCACGCGCAGCATTTGTTCCAGTTTTTGCTTTATCCTCGTATATACAAACTATTTCCATGTCATTGTCATCGCAAAATTTTAAACATGCTTCTTTTTGCAACTCAATGGAGAACCCTTTTGATTGCTTTTCATCAGAAAACCGTGTATAAATTATCGCTTTTTTATATTTCATTAGTTTTTATGCTATTATTTACAAATGCCAGATTACCAAGATTTACAGTTTTTTGAGCTCGAAGACGAACAAGAAATAAAAGAATTATTAAATAAATTCATTGTTCCGAATGGTGAAATTATAAATATTGTTTCAGAAGCCATAAATCAAGATCCTTTCAAATTTCTTTATAATAATAAAAATTAAAACGCATTTAACATTTTAATAATTCTTTGTCTTTCAATATCATTTAATCTTGATATCTTATCAAGAATATCTATTATCTCTTTTTCTTGCAATAGTTTATGGACAGCTTGTGAGGTTTCTCCGATCATTAACCCGTCTTTTTGGTCTACAATCACTATTAAATCTTTTTTTGTGATATATCCTTTTTTTATCATTAAGGTGCTATAACTAACATTTAGATGTTTAGCTAGTTTCTTTAATACGATAGGGCTTATATTTTCGACTTGGTTATTTTCAATATTTCCTATCATAGAATAAGAGACGTTACTTTTCTGATACAAAGCCCATTTTGACAACATGGCCTTCTTTCTTAATTTTTTAAAATATTCGCCAAAACTTTCTTCCATAACTATATATCCACCATACTTTCACTATTTAAACACTATGAGTTTAATTATTATTATATCAATAATACAATTATTTACTATTGACATCTTATAGTTAACGGTATACTATTAACTATATAACAACAAAATAAAGGAGGTTAATATGAAACGAAAAAAATTTAAGATTAATAAGGAATATCTATTTGAAGCTATGCAGAATAAAAAAGTTTATTCATTCGCTCAGCTCGAAAATAAGATTGGTGAATATAACGGGACTATTTCACGCCTAGGTCGTGCAAACAAGACTGATAGTCATTATGTGTGCTCACGCCAAAAAAGGGATAAAATTTATGATGGTTTATTAGGATTAGATTTTAAAAACAATGAACTAGATAAGATTTTTTTTGAAGTTGATTAGCACTATATCAATATTGATATAAAGGAGGTGTAACATGATAAGCGAGCCAACTGAAGAACAAAAGAAATTATATGAACCGATAATCTCACTAATTAACAAAGGGGTTACTCAAGAACAATTTGTAGAAATGATATTAAAAAGAAGGAGTGAAGAAAGTGAATAATAAAAACGATTTAGAAAATATGGAGTTAGACAGACTTAAGAGGCTTACTGAGCAATTTTCTCTTACTGCACAAGTATACTCTAGAGAGCTTGAGAAAAGACAACTCGAGTCAAAAACAAGACAAGCATTTCATAAACTAGAAAACGCCAATTCTGGTTTTACTTTCAGTATAAGCAGTGTAAATACTGATGATTTAAGAAATCAAGAAATTTTATATCATGGAGGTATAAATTGATGGAAAACTCTACCACAAATTTCCCATCAATTAAAAATGCTCAAAAAAACCATTATGAATTAAAAGGAGTTTCGAACATGTACAGATCTATTTTACCACAAAAAAAGTTAACAACACAAAATGCAGTCCTGAATTTACTGGATTTTCAGTTAAAAAACCAACGAATTTCACAAGACTCGTACCTTGAATTTTCTCAAGCAATTCGGCACGGCGTTATACATAAAGAAGATTTAAAAAATTTCCTGCCTGGGTATCGTCGGATGGTTTTGGAGGATTTCAATGACTAGAGAATATGACATTGTTCAGCAAATAAACGATTTGGATGCGGATCTTGTCTGTCTAGAGCTAAAAGTTAAGGAGTTACAAAACAATATTATTGCTTTAAAAAAGTCTATAAATATGCAAGACACTTTTCGTCATATTTCTAATACAAAAACGAGTTTATGGGAGGTAAAAATAAATATGTTAAACGATATCAATATAAATGAAAGAGAATTATCCAATGAATTTGAAATGATAAATGAGATTGTTTATATGGACGAAATGCCAAATGAATTTAGCTATGATAGTGCCAAGAGCTATATTTCAGAAATTGGTAGTTTTCGTGATTTGTCTATTTTTCATCGTTGGTTAGATTCTAATCATTATTTAGGTGATGGCGTTGAGCAAAGTTGGCTATACCAGGACATGGAAAACCATTACGACTTATTAAGCAATATAAGTGTGATAAAAGAATCAATTTTAGGTGAAGAAACCTTTATTTCTACGAGAAAATTAAGAACGAAAATATTTGTAATTAACAATAAAGAAACTTTAGATATTATACAAAAATACATTTTACACACTTTGCCCAAAATCGATCACCAGCTAATCACTGTGTACATCGAAGAAAGAAAACGCACAATAGACGAAGAGAATGAGTTAATGAAGCTTGATAGACCTATTTCGTGTGAAGATGCAATTAAAACATCTGTGAAAGAGGGGTTATTTTAATGGATAATAATTTTTATATTAAAGTAGTCAAAATACAATCGGAGTTATCCGTACCGAAAGCCCAAAGAAATTCTTTTGGTAAATACAACTATCGTAGTTGCGAGGACATTTTAGCTAAATTAAAACCTTTGTTGGAAAAATATGAACTCGTCCAAAATATAACAGATGAAATTCTTCTTATAGGCGACCGTTATTATGTTAAAGCAACAGTTCGCTTATCAAATGGGAAAGAAATTATTGAAAGCCATGGCTATGCCAGAGAAGCATCTGAAAAAAAGGGTATGGACTTTGCTCAATTAACTGGGTCATGTAGTTCTTATGCTAGAAAATATGCATTAAACGGACTATACGGAATAGATGATACAAAAGATCAGGATACCGACGAATTCGTACGTCAATCTCAATATAAAAAGCCTTACAGTTCTAATAAAACTTATAACAACGAGCCGAATTATAACGATTCTGCTTTTTTTCAAAGTTAATTTAATATAAAAAAGGGAGATAATAATGTTAAATACAACAACTTTAATAGGTCGATTGGTAAATAAGCCTGAGCCATTTATTCCGGATACGGGTGTTGAAAATAAATTTTGCAGGTTCACTCTTGCAGTGAATTCCTTTAATAAGAGTCGAGATGCATCGTTTTTTCCATGCATCGCTTTTAAGAAGCAGGCTGAGATCTTAGTTGCTTGGAGCAAAAAAGGCTCACTTATTGCCGTCCAAGGCCGAATTGAAACCTCGAAGAATGTTTCTAGCGATAAGTCGGTTACTTATCATAATTTTAACTTGATTTGTAATACGGTCGAGTTCTTAGATAAGCGTGAAGAGGGTAAAGGCAATGGTTAATAAAAACGCTGTTTACACGGATGATCAATTAAAAAGTATGATCTTTAAATTTGAAAATGATGCCACTGTTTATCAAAATCGGATATTTAAATCTAGATCCGCTCAATATCACAACACACTATTAGTTAATTATTGGCGCATGGTAAGAATGCTCAAGGAAAGTTTTGCTACAAATGAAAGGTAATTGGATTTCAGCAGATATTTGCAACCTAGAGATTTCTCTAACTGAAAAGTGGTTATTATCTATGGTGAAGAATCTATCTAAAAATGGTGGTTGTACAGCTACGAACAAATACTTTTGTGATGTCTTGGGTATTTCTAGGCGTCACACACAAAGACTATTAGAAAAGCTGGAAGAACAAAATTTGATTGTAACAGAAGTTTTAAATCACAATAAAAGGATTATAAAAACTTGTAGTATAAAAAAACCACTAGAAAAACCACTTAAAATGTCACGGGGGGGTGACATAGATGTCATGGGGGGGGTGACCTCTATGTCACCCCTTATATATAATAAAGAAGATAATAAATATATTTATAATATAATAAGAGAGCGGGGGATTGATTTTCTGAATTTTTCTTTTCCTCTTCTAGAAAAGATAAATTGGGACGATTATTTACTTTTTAAAGAAGGAATTGAAAAGAAGATGTTACAAGATGTTAATTTTAGTAATGTTTGTTTAGATAAGGGTAATATTTTATCTTTTATTGAAAAGTCTATGACTTTTTTATATTTGAATAATCCGCATCAAAGAGTGGATAAAGATCATATCAAAGAAGTTTCCCCTATTATCTACAGGTTTGAAAGAAATTGGAACATAGCAAATTTAATCGCATTTGTAAGTACAATCGAGTTCTTCTTTGATAATCCAATAGAGGTTAAGCAGCATAAATGGTATACACATCGTATTCCTCATTTAAATGAAATTAAACGTAAATATTGTAAACTAAAACCAAGAGTTAACGATATTTATGAAAATCAAACAAAAATAAAAGCAAAGGGAAAATTTGTTATTCCTACAAGATATAAAGAGCTTTTCGAAATTATCCACCCTTTACCACCGTACCTTAACAATTTAACAAATGAAATGAACTTTCATATGTTTAAAGAATTTTTAATTTCTACGAAGCCTTATCTTTTTGAACTACTAGATATGCTTAAGAACAATTCGGAAATTGAAACTTCATTTATTTATGAATTTTACTCAAATCTCACCCCCGATGATTTTTTAATGCCGGAGAAGGATAACCATGATACCGAAATGTTCTTCTTGTCATTACTTGGTGGTAGAGTTTGCGAAGATTTCTTTTCAACAGAAAGTGAACTACTTATGTTTACATACGACGATAATGAAAATAAATTTGTAACCATAAAATAAATGAATAGTGAAAAGAAAAAAGAACTAATTCAAGAATCACAATTACTAAATGAAAAGTTATTTCAATTAATAAGATTATCTGAGGATATTTCTATACACGAAACGTTTTTAAAGTCTCACGAGGACACGTTAAAAGCTCTTAAAAAGGAAAAATTAGAAGTTTGGCTATCCTACAAGGAAAAAAAGAGAATATTCGATGCGTTGTACAAATAAACATGTTCTAGAAAAAGACATACAGCGTGGAATAATGGACTTGCTGTGTATATATGGGATTAATTTCTGGCGACAAAATCAGGGAAATA